GGTTCTGGCGCAGTCCGCATCATCTGGCCCGGCACAACTCGTTTATTCCCATCAACTGACGTAAACACACCATGATAAAAATTCAAAATAACACAGCATCAAGAGAAGCACTACCTACATTCCTGATTGGCCTTGAACCTGTTTCACTTGCAGACCTTTCATGGACAGACCCTGCCTTAGAAGTTCAAGATTGTGCTTGGTATCCAGAAGAAGACCAGTCTGCATCTCTTGGTGAGTATGAAGAATATGGCACTGAAACTTTAACTATTGACTCAAATCGTAAGGTAGTTGTTTCATCTAAAGCAGTTGTTGCTATGTCCGCAGAGAAGATTGCTCAAATTGATGCAAACAAAGCTGCTGCATTGCAAGCAAGAAAAGAATCATTGGCTACACAAATAACAGCATTGCAAACTGAATTGGAAAGTTTAAATGACTAGCGCAAAAGTATTAGCAGATGATGGTGTCGTCATCGAGTGGTACACCTAATTAAATTGGAGCAATAAATGGCAACAACAGTCAACGCAGACGCATCAACCGGTGGCGTAGTCCTTTCAGGTGATGGCTCTGGCGTATTAGAACTTCAAGCGGCAGGCGTAACAAAAGCCACGCTCAACGCATCTGGCATGACGTTGGCTAATCCTTTGGCGGTTACTTCTGGTGGTACGGGCGCTACAAGTTTGAGTGGCATTACTGTTGGAACTGCGACTACAGCTACTACAGCGACTACCGCTACAACATCTACTAATTTGGCTGGTGGTTCCAACGGCACGATTCCTTACCAATCAGCTTCAGGCACAACACAGATGCTGGCCGTTGGTACATCTGGTCAATTATTGCAAACAAACGGTGCGGCGGCTCCTACTTGGGCTACAGTAACTACAGGGGCTACGCTTGGCACTGTGGTAACTACGACCAGTGGGACAACGGCAGAATTTACAGGTATTCCATCTACAGCTAAAGTTATTTTTATAAATTTTCAAGGTGTTTCGTTTGCAACCACACCACAAAATTTACAAATGCAATTGGGCGATGCTACTGCGTATGTAACAACCGGGTATATAGCGGGGGCAACGAGAGTAGGTAATGCTGCTAATGCAGTAGGAAGCGTTGCTGGTTCTGCGTCTTTAGCAGTTACAGATGGTGCAACTCCTGCAGAAACCTATTCTGGTACTGTAACACTATCTTTGCTTAATTCTTCTACATATCGTTGGTGTTGGCAGGGAAATCTTTATAGTAACCAAAATATCGTAAGTGTTTCTGCGGGCAATATAGCACTTACCGGGGTAATAACAAGATTAAAAATATTTGGTGCTTCCACTGGCACATTTGACGCTGGTAGTATCAACATTTCTTACATCTAAGGACTAACATGGCAATTATTCTTGATGGAACTACTGGACTCAGCACCCCCGGAGTAACGGACACTGGTAATTTAAGTGTTACTGGTACATCTACGCTCACTGGCGGTATTACTGGGTCTGCGGTTAATTTAGCCACCAATGTAACTGGAACACTTCCTATAGCAAATGGTGGCACAGGTCAAACTACTTTGGCTGCCGCTAGTATTGCAACATATACAGGCACAGAAACTTTAACCAACAAAACCATTGAAGCTGGCACGTTTACTAACGGCTACACAGAAGAAGTATTTACTGGCAATAGCTCAACTGCTATCACGCTAGACTTGGCTAACGGCACAGTGCAAATCATTACCCTGACAGGTAATTGCGTGTACACATTCCCAACGCCAGTAGCGGGTAAAAGTTTTACCTTGATACACTTACAAGATGCAACAGGCTCTCGCACAGTCACATGGCCTGCAACGGTTGATTGGCCTAGTGCAACTGCGCCAACGTTGACGGCTACTGCATTGCGTGCTGATAAGTTTGTGTTTACAGCCATTAGTGGCACAAGCTGGCTCGGGTCAGTTGCTGGTCAGAACTACACTGTCTAAGGAATACTGATGTTTAGTTCAAATACTTCTACGGCAACTGCTGTTAACTACATTGAAGATGTGTTTAGCACATACCTTTACACAGGCAACGCCTCTGCACTGACAATTACCAATGGCATTGACTTATCTACTAAGGGTGGGTTGGTGTGGATTAAAGCTAGAAGCATTGCCGCAAGCAACGTGTGGTCTAACACGGTTAATGGGGCAACAAATTATCTTCAGTCCGAATCAGCATCAGGTCAAACCACAGATGCTACCGCCTTAACCTCATTCAACACTAACGGTTTTTCGATTGGTAGCAATGGAAACTTTAACTCAAACAACCAAACCTTTGCCTCATGGACATTCCGAGAGCAAGCAAAGTTCTTTGATATTGTGACCTACACTGGGACGGGTTCTAACACAACCATAGCCCATGCACTAGGTTCAGTACCGGGTAGTATTTTTGTGAAGCGCACAAATACAACAGGCGCATGGCAGGTTTACCATCGTTCATTAGCTAATACAGAATATGTTGTTTTAAATACAACAGCCGCCAAAGCAACTGATGCAACAAGATGGAATTCAACAACACCAACAAGCACAGTTTTTAGCCTTGGAACTGAGGGAAGTGTAAATGCTTCTGGTGGCACTTATGTGGCATTTATATTTGCCCATGATGCGGGAGGCTTTGGCCTAACTGGTACAGACAATGTAATTTCATGTGGGAGTTATACGGGTAATGGCTCAAGTTCAAACGCGGTAACTCTTGGGTATGAGCCACAATGGATTATGATTAAAGACGCAACAACTGCCGCAACCAACTGGCTTGTTGTTGACAATATGCGTGGGTGGCCTAACGGTGGAGTTGACGCTACTCTTTTGGCAAATACCTCAGATGCTGAAAACGCAGTAACTGGAAACACCAACTACATTTCGCCAACGGCTACAGGATTTAATCTTGAGGCTGGAACTCCAGCAAACACTTTTGGAGCCGATTACATTTACATAGCCTGTCGTAGAGGCCCGATGAAAGTGCCTACTACGGGTACAAGTGTTTTTGGCTTATCTGCTAGAACGGGTACAGGTGCAATTGCAACTGTTACTGGTGGTCAAACTGATGATGCTGTGTTAATTAAAAATCGTGGGTCGACACAAGCATCTTTATTTTCTTCAAGACTTACAGGCACAGGATACCTTGTAACATCAACTGCGGCCGCAGAAGTAGCGGCTGGGACAACCATACTTCAAGCAAATCCTTGGGATGTAATGGATGGTGTCAAAGTCGGTACGTCATCGTTAATTACAAACGCAAGCGCAGACACATATATAAATTATTTGTTTAAACGTGCGCCATCTGTTTTTGATGTAGTTTGTTATACAGGGACGGGAAGTGCTACGACTCAAGCGCATAATTTAGGTGTTGCGCCAGAGTTGATGATTGTAAAAAGTAGAAGTGCAATAGAAAATTGGCAAGTTTATACACAAAGTCTAGGTGCATCACAAAGAATACAACTTCAATCTAGCAATGCAGCTAGTGCCGCATCATCTACTATTTGGAATAGCACTACACCAACATCTTCTGTTTTTTCTGTAGGAACAGATACAGCAGTTAATGGTTCTGGATCAACATACGTCAATTATTTGTTTGCAACTTGTGCAGGTGTTTCCAAGGTAGGAACTTACACAGGTAATGGAACAACCCAAACCATTGATTGCGGATTAACGGCAGGTGCAAGGTTTGTGCTTATTAAACGTACAGATGCAACAGGTGATTGGTACGTTTACGATACAGCCCGTGGAATGACTGCATTGACAGACCCTTACTGGTTTACAAACAGTTCGGCGGCTGAAGTGGCAACTCTTGGCTCTGTTACAACAATAGCAACAGGCTTTGCGTTGAATTCAACCATTTTGGCGGCAATCAATGTAAGTGCTGGAACATATATCTTCTTGGCTATCGCATAAGGAACATCATGCAAGTACGAATCAGAGAAACAGGTCAAGTCATGTACGAAGCAGAGTTTCGTGCATTGCATCCAAATACGTCAATGCCACAACAACTGTCAGAAGAACTATTGAACGAGTTTGGTGCTGATGTTGTTTTGGAAGGCCCACAAGCAAGCCCAACACGCTACCAAACAGCATACGCTAATGGCGTTGAGCAACTTGATGGCAAGTGGTACACAAAGTATTCTGTTGCTGAAATGGATGCTGATGCAATTACTGCTAAAGATACTGAACAAGCCAAAGCAATGCGTGAGCAACGTGGTGAAAAGTTAAAAGACAGTGATTGGACACAAGTGGCAGATGCACCTGTAGACAAAGCAGCATGGGCTACATACCGTACTGCCTTGCGAAACGTCCCCGCACAAGCTGGTTTTCCTTGGACTGTAACTTGGCCTGAGACACCCTAATCATGAAAGACTGGGCTGAAGCACTAATTGCCGCAGCCTGCCTTGTGGCCTTCGTCGTTTTTGGCACGTACATGATTGCATGGAGTTTGGTGTGATAAATGCGTTGGCTCATACTGTTACTGTTGTTGGGGCTAGTTGGAGCCGTAGCCAAGAGTGGATGTCATGTGCGCGAGTTCTATGGGATAGGCTATACCCAGCACGACCCAACGCTGCGGCACAAAGAAATGATGGCGTGGCTAGATCGAAACGCACAGTATTGCAAGTCAACGGATTACCTAGTGATGTGGAACAACCTGTCCGAGTGGTCAGGTGCGGCAGACTCTACATGGCTTAGAGCAAAGATAGTTCATGGATACAAGGATGCACTTGAACGGGAAAAGAAATGACCAGAAAGCCAATACCCAGACCAGTGAAGAAAGTGTCAATGGACACCAAAGACAAGCTGACCCTGTGGGTCACGCTGATGGTCAGCTTCACCCTGTGCATCTCTGTCTTGGCTATGGTGGTCAGCTTTATGCTTGGCCTTTGGGCCAAAGAAGTGGACAACGCAGAAATCTTCAAGATGATTTCACCCGCTTTTTCTACACTTATAGGCGGCATGATTGGCTTCCTGTCTGGTATCAAACTCATGCAGAATGACGACAAAAAGGATTCAAAATGTTAGATATATTAAGTGGCGGTATTCTAGGCTCCATCTTTGGTGGGCTGTTCCGTATGGCCCCCGAGGTGCTAAAGTTCTTTGACAAGAAGAATGAGCGACAGCACGAACTCTTAATGTTTACACGCCAGTGCGAACTAGAGACACTGCGGGGTCAGCAAAAGTTGGCTGAGATTGGCGCTCAACGGGAAGCCGCTATTGACGTAGGTGTAATGGATGCGTTTCAGTCTGCCATAGAGCAACAAGCCACAATGGTCAAAGCCGCTGGTGGTTGGGCGGCTAGTCTATCTGCTTCCGTCAGGCCGGTTGTAACGTACTGGGTGCTGTTTGTCTGGTCATTCATCCACGTATGGTTTGCATGGAACGCATGGATCACTGGCGCTCCTCCCGTAGAAGTGTTCAAGATAATGATGTCACCTGACTTCTCAGCACTACTGGCTGGGACAATTAACTTCTGGTTCCTTGATCGTACATTGGCCAAGCGTGGGTTATGAACTTAGCACTAGCCGCAGAGATGTGTAAACGGTTTGAGGGCTTTCGCTCCAAGCCGTATCTTTGCCCGGCAAATGTAGCCACGATTGGCTATGGGTCTACTTACTACGCAGATAAGCGCAAGGTGACTTTGGAAGATACACCAATGAGTCAGGAAGAAGCCCACGCCCTTTTGATGATTGAGCTTGAGCATACGTACCTGCCCGGTGTTCTGCGTAACTGCCCCGGTCTAATTTTGGACGAACGCAGGTGCAACGCCATCGTGGACTTTGCCTATAATTTGGGCACTGGACGCTTGCAAACATCCACGTTAAAGAGGAAAATCAATGCCAATGACTGGGAAGGTGCAAAAGAACAACTGATGCTCTGGACTAAAGGTGGCGGCAAGGTACTGCCGGGCTTGTTAAAACGCCGCACGGCTGAGTGCGCTTTACTGGATTGACCAATGACACTCAAAAAACTTCAGTTAAAAGCCGGTGTCAACCGAGAAAATACTCGGTACTATAACGAGTCAGGTTGGTACGAATGCGATAAGGTTCGTTTCCGTCAGGGCACTCCAGAGAAGATTGGCGGCTGGTCGCAGTATTCCAACTTTACATTTTTAGGCGTATGCCGTTCTTTGTGGAATTGGGTAACGCTGGCTGGTGAAAGTCTTATTGGTACTGGAACAAGCCTAAAGTTCTACATTAACCAAGGTGGTGTGTTCTATGACATTACACCTATTCGGAAAATTGTTAACCCTATGCTAGGGCCGGGGCTTGGTAGCCCATTTACTGCGGTATCTGGATCGCAAATCATTACTGTTTTTGATACTAATCATGGTTGTACACCTGATTCTTTTGTAACTTTTAACGGTGCTACAGGTCTTGGCGGAAATATTACTGCTGCGGTTTTAAATCAAGAGTATCAGGTTACGGTCATTGATTTAAATCAATACACTATTACGACAGCGCCAACTGCAACTGCGGCTGATGCGGCTGGATCTCCCGGCGGTGGTGCAGTTGCTGTGGCTACGTATCAAATTAACTTAGCTACAGAAGTGCAAACGCCATTTACTGGCT